CGTGGCCGGAAGCATCCTTGACGATGTCAAGAAGGTGCTCGGTCTCGATCCCACCTACACGGCTTTCGATCCCGACATCATCCTGCACATCAACACCGTCTTCAACACGCTCAACCAACTGGGCATAGGTCCTGTCGGTGGTTACATGATCGTCGACAACACGGCGACATGGGACGCCTTCATCGGCACCGACATATTGCTCAACTCTGTGAAGACCTACATCTACCTTCGAGTTCGGATGGTCTTCGATCCCCCAGCTTCCGGCTTCGCGCTCGACGCGTTCAAGGAACAGATCAGAGAACTCGAATTCCGTCTCAACGTCAAGCGGGAAGGAGAATCATGGACGGACCCGAATCCGGCGACAACGCCTCCACCGGACGAGGAGATCTACTGGTGGGGAACGTACTAGCCCACCACGGCGTCAAGGGAATGCGATGGGGCCAGCGCAAGGCTCGTCCTACCCATCCCGTGTCCGAGGACCACGCCAACGCCGCAGCTGCCAGCACCAAGGCCAAGGAAGGTGGAGTCAAGGCCCTTTCGAACAAGGAACTCCAGGACATCATCACCCGCAAGAACCTGGAGAAGCAGCACCGCGATCTCACCGGCGGTGGCAGCAAGTTCGAGAAGGGACACAAGCACATCAAGAAGATCTTGTCTGTTGCTAAGACCCTGAACGACATCCACAACACGGTCGACACCACCACCAAGGTGGTCAAGGCGGTCGGCAAGGCCGCAACGAGGTAGAAAGGAGGGTTGGCATGGCCCTATCGAATACGGCAACTCCGATCTACTACGGCCAGTTCCGGGACGCAGTGATCCGTGGCGAGATACCCGTCAACCGGGAGATCTCGATGGAGATGAACCGAATCGATGCCCTCATAGCCAGCCCCACCATCTACTACGACAACGAGGCCGTCGAGGGGTTCATCCTCTACTGCGAGAACGAACTCACGCTGACGGATGGCAGCGACCTGCACCTGCTTGACACGTTCAAGCTGTGGGCCGAACAGATCTTCGGTTGGTACTACTTCGTCGATCGGAGTGTCTACGAACCGGGACCAGACGCCCGTAGTGCAGGTCGCTACGTCAACAAGACGATCAAAAAGCGTCTGACCACGAAGCAGTACCTAATCGTCGCCCGTGGTGCGGCGAAGTCCATGTACGCCTCGTGCATTCAGTCATATTTTCTGAATGTTGACACGTCAACCACCCATCAGATCACCACTGCACCAACAATGAAGCAAGCCGAAGAGGTCATGTCTCCGATTCGGACTTCGATCACCAGGGCTAAGGGTCCGCTGTTCAAGTTCCTCACCGAGGGCTCGCTTCAAAACACCACCGGGTCTAAAGCGAACCGTGTGAAGTTGGCATCGACAAAGAAAGGCGTCGAGAATTTCCTCACGGGTTCGTTGTTCGAGATCCGTCCCATGTCCATCAACAAGCTGCAGGGTCTGCGGACCAAAATCTCCACAGTCGACGAGTGGCTTTCTGGAGATCTGCGCGAGGACGTTGTTGGCGCGATTGAACAGGGTGCGTCGAAGCTCGACGACTACCTGATCGTTGCCATCAGCTCCGAAGGCACCGTCCGTAACGGCAGCGGGGACACCATCAAGCTCGAACTCGCCGATATTCTCAAGGGGGAGTACCTAGCACCGCACATCTCGATCTGGCACTACAAGCTCGACGAGCTCGAAGAAGTTGCCGATCCGGCGATGTGGCTCAAGGCCAATCCCAATCTCGGGAAGACGGTGACGTATGACACCTACCAACTCGACGTTGAACGCGCCGAGAAGGCCCCGGCTGCACGGAACGACATCCTGGCTAAGCGGTTCGGGATACCGATGGAGGGCTATACCTACTTCTTCACGTACGAGGAGACTCTACCTCATCGTCCACGTGAGTTCTGGCAGATGCCTTGTGCTCTCGGTGCCGACCTCTCACAGGGTGACGACTTCTGTGCGTTCACATTCCTCTTCCCTCTGCGTGATGGATTCGGTGTAAAGACCCGAAGCTACATCACATCGCTCACGCTGATGAAGCTCCCCGGTGCCATGAGGCACAAGTACGAGGAGTTCATCAACGAGGGCAGCCTCCATGTTCTTGAGGGCACCGTCCTCGACATGATGGAGGTCTATGACGACCTGGACCAGTTCATCCAGGACTCTGAGTATGACGTTCGATGCCTTGGCTTCGACCCGTACAACGCGAAGGAGTTTGTAGCCCGCTGGGAAGCGGAGAACGGTCCATACGGAATCGAGAAGGTGATCCAGGGCGCCAAGACGGAATCTGTGCCGCTTGGAGAGCTCAAAAACCTAAGTGCTGAACGTTTGTTGGTTTTCGATCAGGCACTCATGACGTTCGCCATGGGTAACGCCATCACGATGGAGGACACGAACGGTAACCGCAAGCTTCTGAAGAAACGTCAGGACGCGAAGATCGACAACGTCTCCGCACTGATGGACGCATACGTCGCCTACAAGGCCAACAAGGAGGCCTTCGAATAGCCAGGAAGGAGGTGACATATGGGAGTGCTTACCCGTTTGAAGCACGCCTGGAACGCGTTCTCCAACTGGGATCAGAACTACCAGACGGAACAGTCCTACGCAGCCGGCTCGACCTTCGGGATCCGGCCGGACCGAACGCGCCTCTCGTTCTCGAACGAGCGGTCCATGATCTCGTCGGTGCTCACGCGCATGAGTCTCGACGTGGCTTCGATTCAGGTTTGTCATGTCCGTAACGACAAGAACGGTCGCTACGTCGAGGACATCATGAGCGGCCTGAACGAATGCCTCACCGTCAGGGCGAACATCGACCAAGAGGCCCAGCAGTTCCGCCAGGACATCGTTCGTCTGATGTTCGACAAGGGTGTGGTTGCGATCGTTCCCGTCGACACGACGTCGAGTCCGATCGATTCCAACTCGTACGACATCCTGACGATGCGGGCCGCCGAGATCGTCGCATGGTTCCCGGAGCACGTCCGCGTCAGTCTCTACAACCAGGCGAAGGGCTTCCGAGAGCAGATCACACTGCCGAAGAGTCTCGTCGCGATCGTCGAGAATCCTCTCTACGACATCATGAACGAGCCGAACTCCACGCTCCAGCGACTCATCCGGAAGTTGAACCTTCTGGACGCGATCGACGACGCGTCGAGCTCCGGCAAAATGGACTTGATCATCCAGCTTCCGTACGTCATCAAGTCTGAGGCCAGACGGCAGCAGGCGGAACAGCGACGGAAGGACATCGAGTTCCAGCTCACCGGCAGTAAGTACGGCATCGCGTACACCGACGGAACCGAGAAGATCACTCAGCTCAACCGGCCCGTCGAGAACAACCTGTTGGAGCAGATCAAGTATCTGACCGACATGCTGTACAGCCAGCTCGGGATCACCGACACGATCATGAACGGCACCGCCGACGAGAAGACCATGATCAACTACAACACTCGTACGGTCGAGCCGATTCTCCGAGCAATCGTCGAAGCGATGAGGGCTACCTTCCTGACCAAGACGGCCAGGACCCAGGGACAGTCCATCACGTACTTCAAGGACCCATTCGCCCTCGTTCCGTTGAGCGAGGTCGCCAAGATCGCCGACATGATGGCTCGCAACGAGATCCTCACGTCGAACGAACTCCGCCAGGCCATCGGCTTCAAGCCGTCGAAGGACCCCAAGGCGGATCTGCTCCAGAACAGCAACATGCCGACGCCACCACCGCTGCAGCCGCCTCCTCGGGCTCCGTTCCCGCCGAGCATTCGTCAGCTAGCGACACGGCCCGTACCCCAACTCACAGCAGGAGGAGGAAACAATCAAAATGGTGCCTGATTTCAGTGGCTGGGCCACCAAGGTCAACATGCGCTGCTCCGATGGCCGGACCATCCTGAAGGACGCCTTCGCACACATGGACGGCAAGCGGGTTCCGCTCGTCTTCATGCACGCGCACAACTCGATCGACAACGTCCTCGGTTACGCCATCCTGAAGCACGTGGACGGTGAGGGCACGCGAGCCGACGCCTACTTCAACTCCACGCCGGCCGGTCAGAACGCCAAGCTCCAGGTCGAGCACGGTGACATCACCCAGCTCTCGATCTACGCGAACAACCTGACCGAGCAGCCCGTCAAGCGCGTCGCTCACGGTGACATCAAGGAAGTCAGTCTCGTACTCGCCGGCGCCAATCCCGGTGCGAAGATCGACTTCGTCAACATCAAGCACAGCGATGGCTCGTACGACGAGCTCGACGACGAGGCCGTCATCACCACCGGCGAGGAGCTGTTCCACGCCGATCAGCCCACCGACGCCCCGCCGGCCGCTCCCGAGGGCGGGAAGACCATCGCGGACGCGTTCAACGAACTCACGCCCGAACAGCAGGACCTCGTCGCGTTCATCGTCGAGGAAGCCGTCAAGAACGCCGAAGCGGGTGGAGACCCCGACGGTGACGGTGACGACGACACGACCGCGGAGGGTGTGGTGGACGACGCCGCCCACTCCGACAACAACAAGCCCGGCGAGGGCGACCTCAGCCACAAGGAAGGAGCGACCGAAGTGTCGCGTAACGTCTTCGACCAGACCGACAAGAGTGGCGGAGTCGCCACGACCAACCCGTACGCCCTGTCGCACGCCGACGCCAAGGAGTTCTTCGAGCAGTCCAAGAAGGTCGGCTCCCTCAACGCGGCGCTGGAGATGTACCTCGACGAGCACACCGAGGTCCGCGACCACGCACTGCAGCACGGCATCGAGCCGATCGACGTCCTGTTCCCGAACTACCAGAACCTGACCCAGACGCCGCAGTTCCTCTCGCGGCGCATGGAGTGGGTCCAGGGCGTCCTCGACGGCTGCAGCAAGACCCCCTTCTCCCGCGTCCGGACGATCATCGCCGACATCACGCAGGACGAGGCCCGTGCCCTGGGTTACATCAAGGGCAACCTCAAGAAGGAGGAGTGGTTCTCCGTCAGCAAGAGGACCACCGACCCGGCCACGGTCTACAAGAAGCAGATGCTGAACCGTGACGACATCATCGACATCACGGACTTCGACGTCGTCGCCTGGATGAAGGGCGAGATGTCCGTCATGCTGAAGGAGGAGCTCGCTCGCGCGATCCTCATCGGCGACGGCCGTGACGTGGCGGACCCGGACAAGATCCAGGACCCGATGGCGTCGGTCAACGGTGCCGGCATCCGCTCGATCGTCAACGAGCACGACCTCTTCAAGACCGACGTCAACGTCAACGTGGGCGACGCCAACTCCACCATGCTGGAGGTCGCCGAGGCCATCCTCCGGTCCATGCGGTACTACAAGGGCACCGGCCGGCCGACGTTCTACACCACGCTGCCGACCCTCACGTCGCTGCTCCTGGTCAAGGACCAGATGGGCCGCCGCTACTGGAACAACGCCCAGGAGCTGGCCCAGTACCTGATGGTGGCGGACATCGTCACCGTCGAGGTCATGGAGACCATGCCGAACCTCTTCGGCATCATCGTCAACCTGGCCGACTACAACATCGGTGCGAACAAGGGCGGCGAGGTCACCCTCTTCGACTTCTTCGACATCGACTACAACCAGTACAAGTACCTGTCGGAGACCCGCATCTCCGGCGCGCTCACCCGCCCGAAGTCCGCGCTGGTCGTCTGGAGCACCGCCGCGGGTGACGTCCTGATCTCCACGATCACCAAGCCGACCTTCAACAAGTCGACGGGTGTCGTGACGATCCCGACCGAGGCCAACGTCGTCTACAAGAACTCCGACACCGGTGCCACGCTGACCGC